TCCTGTAAAATTGGCAGAGACCCTAAACGTCAGTCGCACCGTGACCACTCTCCCAACTTTGACGTATTGACCATATTGGTGGCTAATTGCTCCAGTTGCATCACCGGCTGTCCCGATAGTGAACGTCCCCTCCTCATAATCGTTGAGCAGACCACCTGACGGTGTGCCAAAGCCACTAGTCGTAGACCCGAAATCTATGCCGTTACCAGCTTGATTGGCGACGAGATGACCAGAGTTGTTGATATACCATCTGGTTGCTCCCACAGTTCCCAGCGATAAAGCATCTATGTTGTGATTGTAGCTGATGGCTCCTCTATACTGCTGGTTCCCAGTCGTGCCATCAGCGAAATAAATTACGCCGTAATTAGTTGAGCCAGACGCAATGGTCAGACCTCTGTTCCCAGTCCCAGCAGCACCCACAACGAGGTCATCCGCATCAGCGTTGTAACTACCCGGCGAGGATGTCCCGATGCCGACCCTCTGGCTCGAATCGATGGTGATAGCAGCCGTGTTTACTGTTCCAATTTGGAACTGGTCTGCGCTATGGTTGTAAACGATTTTCCCAGCGGCACGTTGAGCGGAGCTGGTTGTGCCGTCAGCAAAAAACAAGCTACCCGTGCTGCTACTTCCGCTGGCAATCGTCATGCCAGATGAGCCATCCTCGTCCCCAACAATTATCTTGTCAGCGACCGCTGAGTATCCAGACCCGACATTACCAACCGAAACATTGTCAGCCTCAACAGTACCCACTGATATGCCCTCTGCGGATTGGTAGGCCATCGACCCAAGGTGCTGATTGAGAGGAACTTGCGAGGGATCTGTTCCAACGTCTGGGATCTCAAGATTTGCCTTGGTGGTGTCAAGGCTTGCAACATCATCGAGGTTGTTTGCTGCCAATAGGTCGCCAAGGCCACCTTGTGACGTTATACCGAGAGTTGATCGGATATTGGATTTGTCCGATGCCGTGACGGGATCGTAATCCAAAAATCTAGCAATTCGGATTTTGAGGCGTTGAGCGTTTCCGTCTTCGTCAAAACCTAATATTTTAATCGTTCCCATTCCGTGAGATAGTTACAGGGCAGGGGAGAGCGCCCCGGGATGGGGTGTTGTCTCCAAATTCGGTCAAGCCGACTAGAGCCCTTTTATAATGAGGGGGAAAAGTGAAATTAGGCCCACCGGCTAGGATTGTTGCCGCTGGTTGTGACGGTCGTCGAGCCGGTTTGTTTTGCAACCTTGCTCGCTTTTACTGTAACCCCACCGCTTCCAAACGTTCGGAGAGTCCCAGAACTTTCGCGAGGGATAAGCATTGTAACGAAATCTTGCAACTCGGTTATCGCTTGCAGGATCGCCTTTGGACTAAATTTTGTTAGTTTTCGAAATCTCACGGAACAAAGACTGGATTGATTTCTGTCGGCAATTCGTATGCCTGATAATTGACGTATTCGGTCGAAATCTCGAATTTCCCATTGTTGATCTGCTGAATTGTCGGAGCCTTTTTCAGCCAATAAGTCCCCCCAAAATAACTTGTCAGATCACCGATGATTGTTCGTTGCGCAAGCGGAGCGTTGCCGGAAGCAACAACGTTCACAATGTCGTTGTTTGTCCATTGGTAGCCTGTCCCAACATGCGAAACCGTGACCGAAGTCCCGGCTGGAACGATGACTTGATTTCTCAATGAATAGCGAGAGGTGTCATATGAATCGTATCCTTGAAGAATCAAACGCGCATATTCCTCGGCTCTTGATGCTGCAAGTGATCCTGTTATTCCATTTTTAGTCGCAGTGGGCCTAGTTAGTTTTCCGCCGGTTTGAGTTGCTCCGCCAGAGCTTGTTTTAAACAAATAGAATGGATCGTCCTCGTCCCCGTTTTGTGCCGCGATTGCGGTCTTTATTTCGCTCCGATATTGCTCGATTGCTTGTTCAACGCGCTCAAGAAAACCGTCCTCATACGACCGAACGGCATAATATTTGGGACCAATTGCAAGATCCCTTTGATTCTCGTATGGGGTAAAAGTCCAAGTGTTTGACTGTTCCTCGAACTCATCCGGTGTGGAGTTGTCGTCATTCTGGAAAGTAACCCTTAGAGTCCCAAGATTTTTGTCCTTGCTAACGCTGATATTTGAAGCGCCGCCAACATATGACGAGTTGTTGCGGATCAAATCAATCACCGAGAAAGGCCCGGTGTAAGTGTAAACAGAAGACCAACCGTTTTCGCGTGTCCAATTCCGCTCGATCGAAACAAGCGGAGAGGCGTTCATGCCCGGACTATATTTTGAAATGACAGCCATTATTCTTGGATCTTTACCCCAGTTTCCGTGAGGGCTCTAAGGATTTCGTTCGCCTTATCTCCAACAAAACCAAGGCCCAAAAGATCAGCAGCAATCGAGGTGGAAAAAACACCTTGTCGCTCATATTTGGAAGCTTGATCGCCCGCGCCCATTGCAAGTTTTATTGCCGATTGATTGTAAAAACTGTTTGCTGCAATCAGTTTTTTCACGATGTCCTCGGTATAGCTCCCGGCCTCAATAGCCCTTGCAAATTCAATTTCCTGTTCTTGTGTCTTGTAATCAGCGAGCCCGGCGGCTGTCATGATGCCTCGAGATGAGGCAACAACCCCTCTCGATTTTGCTTGCGCCATTGTTTTTGGAAGATTGGCAAGCATCATTGGAACCAAGGCATCGCCGGCTTCTTCCATTAGTTTCTGCAAGTCCGCGCTTCTGTTTTGCTGATTTGCCCCAAGGCGAACATTTTCGGCGATTGCTTGAAAAATTGCGGCCGCTGGTAGCTCGTCAATCTGCTTAGTCGTCAACATGAATTTTCGAAACGTATCGAAAATCGCCTGATCTTTTCTAACCGACTTGCCTGTCACCGGGTCGACTGTCATTTCCCGGGCTCGCTGGAGTGTTTTTGACAAGCCCTTGACAGCAGCAACAACTTGATCGCCGGTTGCACCAGATTGCCTTGCTGCATAATCCAGACCTTGCATTCGCTCCGGCGTGACCCCAATTCGTGTTGCTCTGTCGCGAATGTTTGCGGCGCGATCAAGTGAATTCATGACCTGATTGTAGCCATCGCGAAAAGCGTCCATAATCGCGGAAACCAAGTGCGCCTTTAAAATGCTCCCGACACCAATGGAAAAGGTTTTGGCAAACTGCTTTGTTTGCCGTTGCGCCGCCTCAAGACTGCCCCGCCATTTGCTGCCGTCTAGGCTTAGAATTCCTTTTAAGCTAAAGACTGACATTTCAAATCCTCAAACACCTTTTGAAGTTTATCATCAATTATCCGAACCCCTCCGTTTTGATCGCTCATTGCAAGAACACTCCAAACCAATTGGCCGAACTGAGCTTCGCACAATTCAAGAGGGTTATAATTCAGTTGAGTGATTGCGGTATTCCATAACCATTGAAGACGAGGAACCCCGCTTTCGCTTCCACCTGATGCAACAGGATTAAGCGTCGGAGGTGTTGCCGTGTTTTCGTGCATGTAATCCGACCAATTTGAGAGCGCCGCAAGAAACCTTTCATGATCTCTCATTGTGCGAACAAATGCCCACCGAGAAAGACTGAATGACTTTGACAAGTCTTTGGTCAACCAACGGCGGGCGTTTTTGTGTGATCGACTGCAAATGTTCAACCACCTCCAAAGCTCAAGAGGTGTTGGCATTTGGCCCTCTGGCTTGCCCTCGTCGAACCTCTCCATCAACAAGCAATGCCCAAAACGAAGGGGTTCAAGGTCGAATCCTTCGATCAGATAGGGGCTTGGCTCAATGGTCGAGATCCAAAGCATTAGGTCAAATCAGAAACATACTCGATAGCGGTGACGCTGAATTCTGCAATTCCGCCGGAGGTTCGCACTTTTTCGATGGAATCAATGCAATATTTGCCGGTTCCGCTGGTAGGCGTTGGGCTTCCTGACAATGTGTTTGCTTGATCGCTTGCGACCTCAAGCCATTCGTCATAGGCAAGAACCAGTTCATCGCCGGGCTCGACATCTTGAACAAAACCTTGTTCCGCTGTTTGTGTGCCACCGTTTGCGGTCCAAAACATTGTTGCTGTCAAAGTCTTTCGTTTATCAAAGAAAATTTTCCCGGTAACCTCGCCGTTTCCGTCCATTATTTCCTGCGAGGATGAAGAAATGGAAAGTCGCACATCCTGCAAGAATACCTTGCCTTCCGTGCCTCCACCGATCTTGATCAATTTTGCCGATCCGCTGCCTATGCCGAACGGGACTGATGAGCCTTTGCTTAGTGTTGCCATATTTTAAATATCAATGTTCGCGTTTAGAGTTGAGATTTTAAAAACCGAAGTGACGATATTTTCGTCGTTGTCAAATTCAGTTGTCGGGCCTTCCTTGGACATCACACCCAAAACCGTAAAGTTCTCGAGCTTGGCGCTTGCTTCAGAAGGCAAATCGACGTTTCTGATTGCGTCGCTTACACCGTCAACGATCGAATCGATTTGATCGCTTGCGTTTGGAATTGCCTCATCAATCGACCCTTGAACGATTAAATCAGTGTTTGTTTCGAAATTCCCAGATTCAAGGGGCATTTCCTGACCAACAGCACAAGAAACGATGACGCAAGGATGATCGACGTTATCGCCTCGGAAAGCTTCGTAAATGTTGCAACTTACATAATCCCCAAGATACGCAGCTAAGGCCGATTCTGTTGCTTTTCTGATGTTCATCGACTGGTTGATGCTCTGGGTTGCCTAATGGTCGAATATCGCTTGTATGCGCGTTCGCCGGCCTCGGCTTTGCTTTTAAGCTTTGCGATCAAATAGTTGCTCATGTCTCGAATGTCGTCTTGCAATGCCTTTGCTAAAGCGTTGCCTCCAATCTTGGATGCGCCCGGAACAAAATTCTCAATGATCGCTCTTGGACTAAATCCATCCTTGGCGGGTCTTGCCTTGCCTTGCCTTAAAGCTTTAGGCCCGACCTTGACGCTTTTTGGTCCGCTTCGTTTTACCTTGGTAACGCTTCTGAGCGATCGAATAACCCCAAACCAACCGGCCTTGATGTAGCCTCTTGACCAATTTCTGTAGTCAATGAGATCCCGCATCGCCGACTTCATTTTTTCAGAAAACTCTGGATCTCGAGGGGATATGGGCTTTGCCCCGTGTGACCCGTCAAGACGTTGGTATGTGGTGGCAAATCTAGGCTTTTTGTTCCCTAGATACTTTTGAACCATAATTGCCGCGAGCGGAACACCGGGAGCAATGGAACTTGATCTCAACAGGTCACCTTTGACTTTTCCCTTTTTTGCGGCCGGAGTATGCCTGATCGCTTTGAATGACACATTGACAGCTCGATGGTTAAGCGCCTCGGGCAATGTCTTTGATGTGTATCGCATATATTGCCGCAACTTGGCGCTGAATGCTGCTTCATCAAGTTGAATGTCAATTGCCACGATATTTCGACAGGGCCAAATCAAAATGACCCCCGTTGATGGTTATGGTTGCGATCCGGTATTTAACCCCGGCCAGAGCAATTGAAGCGCCAAGAATTGGTGAAACACTTGAATTAATCCACTGTTTCCTTGAGCTTGTTATAATCGCTTCAAACCCCTCCACATACCCGCCGGCCTCAAGAGCCTTGGAATCTGTTCGGCTTGTTGTTGTGCCTCGGAGCTTTGTCCCATTGTAATCGAACACAACGCCGATTTGTCGCTCCAGATCGACTTGCTGATTAAATGCTTGTAAGTCAATAAGTGAACCCGACTCGATTAAAGCGTGAGCTGGATCGCTAAAGTTGAAAGCATAGGAATCGGTTCTTGTTGTCCCTGTTCCGTCTGGAACATTCAGTTGAATCGTTTTGTAATCCGTATACAGGGTATTGTTGATCGCTGAGTAATAGTAACCCCTTTGAATGTCATATGCCGTTGATTGGAATTCTGCCTTGTCAGCGGTGACACGGATCAAGATTCTCGGGCTCCCATTCTCCGGCAACTCGACATATCTCCCGTCCGCCGTCGGGGGGACTGCAAACCAAGTGTCCACATCGCTAGACCACGCATATTCATACATGTATTCTGAGCGAATGTTTTTAAGTCTTAGAGTTGCCATTGATTAAAAAAGCCTCGCCCGCGTATTTGCAGACGAGGCGATGTCAAGCCGGCTTGAGACGTTGTGAATCAATCTTCGGATTTAGAACGTCCGCGCTTTTTAGTTGGTTGCGTCTGTTCCGACTCTAACTTGATGTCACGGCGCTTGCTGTATGGGGGCTTTCTGTAATATTGCAGCTGAACATATTTGCCCGATGGGTTGTTCGACTCATCAAGCAGTTTTTGCTTGCAGGTTTCAGCGTCGCCGATTGTCAAAACTTCGATCTCTCCGGCCGAAGTGATTCCAACAGTGAATGAAGGTTTAATGATCATTTTGTAAATTAACTTGATTTAATGCGGACAAGGCTTGATGCGTTTCCGGTTTGCACTCCGTAAAGGATACCGATGCTCATTTTATACAAACCCAGATTTCGGGAATACCACCGGCGGATCTGGATGGGAAGCCCTTGCTCGGTTACTCGGTTTGCGGATTCGACTCTTGGCCCTGTTGGAAGGGCTGGAGTTCGTGCGGCTATAAGCAAAGCGCTTGGGTGACAGACAAACCCGGTTAAGTTTTCGCCATTGTTTGGAATCCCTTCGTATCCGGTAACACCGATCCCGTGAACAAGACGCGCGTCGTGATTCTGGATCGCGTCGGGGCTTCCGTAAGCATTGGCCGGGGTAATGTGCAACGTGTCTTTTTGCAAAGACGAAAAATAATCGAACCCAATAAGAGCCGACCGCAGGCTTTTGGGGACTTTGTTATTTGAAAGAGCAGCGGCCGCAGTGCTTAAATCGTCCGAATCAAAGTCGGTTGCAGTAACGGTCAAGGCCGTGGGGAATGCCGTTGAAGTCACCAAAGCCAAAACATCATCGCAGACTTTTTTAACGGTGGCATTGATGGCGGGTTTGATTAGGATATTTTCCAGCCATTCAAGATTGCCGGCATAACTGACTTCTTTATCTTTCAGCCCAACAACATACCCGCGATATTGGTTGAGCAAGATCGTTTTCTCGGTTGTTACGCTGTTTTGCGCGACAAACCCATTGTCAAGATTAACAGCCGCCACACTACCGGGGATCCGTGTCTTGACGGATTCCCCCTTTTCTTTGATGTCATCGGAAAAGTCTCTTGTGAATTGCGAGAATTCAAAGAAACGACTCGAGAGGACATCGAGGGTTTTGTCGGCGATAACGTCAAGCGAAATCCCCGATAGTGTGTTACTTGGCATATTAAACTAGACCTATGAAGTCTTAATTAATTACTTGGCATATTAAACCAGACCTAACTGGTCTTAATTATGGTGAGGGCTTCGGGGTTCCCCACAGCGCATCCGTAGAGAACGCCAAGCGATACTTTATACAAGCCACCATCAGGATCGTACCACGACCGGAATTGCACGGGAAGCCCATTGGATGTAACGGTGTTCACCACATCCAAGCCCGGATCGCTAGGGGTTGCAGGCTGTCGAGCGGCCATAATCAAGGCGCTAGGATGCAAGGCCCAACCAGCAATGTTTTGACTGTTTGCGGGAACGTTTCCGTATTCGTAAACATCAAAACCAAAAACGCGCATCGCGGCATGATTTTGAATTGCATTGCTGTTTCCATAGGCCGAAGCGTCAACAATCGCGGTATCGCGTTGAAGTGCTGCGACGAAATCAGGATTCAACAAGGCGGCACGCTCATTTTTCGGACAACGCTGATTTGAAAGACTAGCCGAGGCAGTGCTTAAATCATCCGCGTCAAATGTGGCGCTAGTTTTAACGATCGGCGTGTTCGTGAAAGTGCCAGTGACAACAAGGTTTCCGAGGGTTGTCATCATCTGGGACATAACAGCCTCCAGAGCCGGAGCCATAAAGATGTTTTTTAACCAATCGAAGTTGCCAGCCTTCGAAACTTCGGCATCGCTGAACCCGTAGACATATCCGTAATAATTCGAAAGCGAAATAGGCTTACTGGTTGTCTCGGAGTTCTGCGCGGTGTAACCGTTTGACAGGTCTACAGCGGTAACACTTGCGGGAACGCGAGTGGTGATTGATTCGCCCTTTTGGGCGATGTCTTCCGAGAAGTCTCGGGTTAACGCACTTAGCGGGGCAAACTCATAACTCAAATAGTCGAGGGTCTGCTCTGCTATCTGCGCCAGATTGATTCCATTTAACTGGTTGGTGGGCATGATATTACAGTCGAGGTTTTATGTTTTCGGAGTAAAAGGCCCGGCGCTCTTTTGCGTCACCGATTGCCTTGTAGTCGGCCCACAGTTCCTCAATTGATTTTTCAACTTTGGGTTCGTGAGCTGATTCCTCGACTGGTTGCTCTACGCCAACCGAAGCAAGCACTTGGACAGCTTGCTCGGATGCGCTCTTTTGCTGTTTCTCGAGAAGTTCATTTGCC